CAAATATAACCACAGCATCTTTACCACAAAGATAAGAGATAACTAATACAGGAGTAACAGTAAATCCTAGTACATTAAAACAAGTATGTTCTACTGTCATTTCTGAAGGTGGATATGAATTAAGAGGTGCACAGCAAGCAGTTGGTACTCCTATTACAACTCCAAGAACTTTAGCAGTTGCTGGAACATATTATCCAATTAATGCAATTAGATTAAAAACAACTGCACTAGATGCGGTAGTTATTCTTACTGCATCATCAATATTAGGACTAGGTAATGGTAAAAACTATGCTTGGAGAATTGTACAATCTGCTACTGTAACCGGTGGAGCCTGGGTATCAGCAGGTGCAGATTCTTCTGTAGAATATAATCTTACGGGAACATCAACAGCTGGTGGTAGAATTCTAGCTCAAGGATATATAAATTCTTCAAATCAAGCATCTCCTACTATTAACATATTAAAAGAAGCATTATTTGCTTCTCAACTAGAAAGAAATAGTTTTACATCAACTCCTTATGAACTTGTTATTGAAGTTGCTATAGATACAACAGGAGGAACTTTAGGAGCATATGTTTCAATGGACTGGGAAGAAGTAAGTAGATAAAACAAAAAATAATAATTATGTCAATAGGAAATTTAAAAACATACGGCAATAAAGGAAATAATTTTCCTTTTCAATTAAATGTGTTAGAAGGATTACAAAAAATATTTGATATTCTTTTTGGTACTTTAAATGCGCAACAGAAAATACCCAACTACTTATACGAACTTGGTGCTGGAATGACCCCCATGGATGTATATAGTTTTTCTATTGCTAATGTTGGAACAGCAGTAGGGATTGTAGATGGTCAACCTTTTCCAGCCGGAGCAACAATTAATTATGATGCTGGTGCATTAAATAATACATTGAAACCAATAACATATGATGCTACAGGAACTAGATATTTAATAACTTGGATATCATAATATTATGAGTACTTTAATTACATTAAGTGGAACTAATAATCCACAAGTTTATGTTGCAACAGGAACACCTGTAGCTACAACTATTACTGAAACTGAAAGTGCTATCATAAGAATACCAGCAAATACATTGCAACCAGATGATATGATTTCAGTTAGGGCTAAAGTTCATAAACTTGTTGGTGGTGCTCCTGCAAGTCAATCAACTTTAAGAGTATATCATAATAATGCTCCAAATTTAGTAGGTGCAACTTTAATTGCGACATCAGGTGCTATAGATAGCATTAATAACTTACAATCTTTTTATAGAGAGTTTATAATTAACGGAAGTAACTTATATTATGTAAACCCTATAACTTCACAAATACCAGATGATCTTAATTCTATAGATTCATTAAACTCATTTATAGATTTAAACAATACTTTATATTTAGTATTTAGTATTGAAAATTTTGATCTAGGAGATGTATGTAATTGGGTTAAATGTGTAGCATCAATATATAGATAATGAAAAAGTTATTCCTATGTTCTTTATTACTAGTATTTATCACTTCTTGTTCATTAGAAAGAAGATTGGAAAAATACTGTCCACTATGTACACAAAAAGATAGTACTGTATATATAACTCAAATTAGAGATACTACAATTAATATTCCTGGAGAAACTGTATATATAGAAGATACATTATTCTGTGATTCACTAGGTAATGTATATGCTTCTAGACTAGCAGAAAAAGATGGTACTATTGTCAAACTACAATCAAGAGTAAGAGACAATAAATACAAAGTAATTGCCCGTGTAGATACTATCTACAGAACTGTAAGAGGCAATACTATTTACAAAACCAAACTTGTAACAAAAACTCAAAAGCCACAAAAGATAAAATACATCCCCGGTTGGGTTAATTTCCTTGCATGGTTGGGTGGTATATGGTTAATAATTATTATATTATATATTATATACCGTCTGATTAAAGCTCAAATACCTACAATATGAGAACAAATATAACACTGGCAGTTTTGACAATTTCATCTTTCTTCGCACCTATCCAGTTAATGGCAATAGTTTTAATGTTTATAATCTTTGTAGATACAGTTGTTAAACTGATATCACTTAGAAAAATAGCTAAAGAAACTAATAGAAAATACAGAGATGTATTTAAATCTAGAATTCTTAGACAAGGATATGTCTACAAAGCTCTAGGTTATTATATTACTGCAGGTGTTGTATTCCCATTAGACTATTATGCACTTACTCCATTTATCAATGGATTGCTAAAGTTTTTAAACTTTGATTTTGTAATTGCTGTTCCGGCAATACTTACAAACATTCTACTTGGTATATTCTCAATTATAGAACTAGCTTCAATCAATGAGAACTGGTTTGATATTACAGGTAACAATGTACTTAATAAAACATGTGATACTGTAAAGAAACTAAGAAAAGGTTTAAAAGACGCATCAGATACCTACAAAGACATCAAGAACTAATGAAACTAGATATTAGTAAAATAGTACAAGCGAGATTAGACTCAGATCAGTTTTATGCTGAAGAGTCTAAGAAGACACAAATCTATCTGCATCATACAGCAGGTGGAGGCAATGCAGTAGCTGTATCACGGTACTGGAATAGTAATGATACAAGAATAGCAACTGCATTTGTTATTGGGTAGAATGGAGACATTGTACAATGTTTCTCATCTAAACATTGGGCTTGGCATTTAGGTGTTGATTCAGAAGACTTTACTAAGAATGGTGCAAAGTATCAGAACCTTAATAAACTTTCTGTAGGTATAGAAGTGTGTAACTGGGGTCCATTAAAACTCCGCAATGGTAAATACTATAACTATGTAAATGGTGTAGTTAAACCTGAGAATGTTACAACACTAGAGACACCATTTAAAGGTACCAAATATTGGTACAAATATTCAGATGCACAGATAGAATCTTTAAGACAATTGGTAGAGTATTTATGTGAAACATATGATATTCCTAAAACTTATAGATCAGAGATCTGGGCTATTGACAAAGAAGCATTCAAAGGAATACCTGGAATCTATACACATAACTCTGTAAGGAAAGACAAGAGTGATATGTATCCAGATCCTAAAGTAATAGAAATGTTAAAAAACCTATAATATGAAATTTAGAAACTCTTGGAAATCATCCACTAAGCAATGGGATAAGATAATGATTAAATTTAGATTATCATCATTAGACTTCTTCACATTTGAAATGGACATCTCAAGAAACTTTTATTTACTAACTATATTTAATCTCACAATAAAAAATCGATAATCATGGCAGATCCAATTAATCCATCTAAAAAAAGAGTAGTCAAAAAAACTGACATTAAAAGCTCTGATAAAAAATCTACATCTGGAACAGAAACTAAAACTGTATACAGAAAAGACAAAGTTACACCTAAGAAAATTGTAAAAACTGAGTACACAAATTATTATACACCAAAAGGTGGTGTGATGGGTGGTAGTACAATTACAAGTAAAGAAAAACAAAAGTTTGATAGATCTGGAAAACTTAAAAGCACAACTACATTAACACCAATTCAAAAGACAGGTGGTTCAGTTAAACCAATTAAAAAAATGGAAGCTGGAGGATTTACTGATGGAGATGATCCTACAAAAAAAAGAAAATGTCCAAAAGGAAAATGTGGTAAAGTTTCTGTAGCTCCAATAGGAGGTGGAATGGAAACTATGGGTTCTAAAATAAAGTCTGGAATAAAAAAATTATTTACTCAAGGACATAAAGCAGGACCAAGCAGAGCAAAAAGAATCAGATAATATAAATTAATTTTCTCTACATAACATAATCCAGGTATATAGTATGCCTGGATTTTTTATTTAAACTTGTTTTATTTAAACTTATTTTATATATATTTGTGTAAACTAATATAAATTAATGTCTTATGGAAACAACAAACCAACAACCAGAAATGGAGATGACTCCAGAACAATTGGAAGCACAAAAGGAAAAAATGCTAGAGTTCTACAGAGACTCAATGCCATATCTTAGAGCTCAATTGGATTATGAAAAAATGCTTTTAGAAATTGATGAAACAAGATTTAAAAGATCAAGTATTCAATATCAATTTGCTATGATGATGAATCCTCCACAGAATGAAGAAGATGATGAGGAAACATCTGAACCAGCTAAATCTGAAGGCTGAAAGCTTAATAGAGGTTAGTCAT